GCTTTATTAGAGTTAGATGCTTCTAAACCGCCTTTGCCAGCAACTTTTTCTACGTATTCACGCATTTCTTCTGTTGCTGATTTTGGAGATTCGTCAACTTCTTCTTCTGCTTCGTCAACTTCTTCGTCAGTTGCTTCACCAAAGTCAAAGGCTTCTTCTTCGCCTTCTTCTTCGCCTTCGTCCTCGTCGCCCATGTCCATGTCAGCAGCGTCATCTTCGTCGCCTTCATCAGACATCATTTTTTCAAATTCAGCTTTGAGGTCATCTAGCGCATCTTCTAGGTCAACTACGCGATCTTCTAATTCTTCTTCGCCTTCGTCGCCTTCTTCGCCTTCGTCGTCCATGGCATCTTCAATGTCACCCATCATGTCATCTGCTGGATCACCGCCCATGTCGTCGTCGGCTTCAACTTCAAATTCATCTAAATCAAAACCTTCTTCAACGTCATCATCAGAAGCTTCATCAACTTCCTCGTCTGATTCGTCTACTTCTTCGTCTGTTGCTTCATCGACTTCTTCGTCGGAAGCTTCGTCAACTTCTTCCTCGGAAGCTTCATCAACTTCCTCTTCGGATTCTTCGTCTACTTCGATATCGTCTTCCAAAAGATTTTCATAAATCTCTCTGGATTTTTCTACAACGATTTCGTGGAATAATTCTTGTGCTGCTTCTTTGTTCTCGTTTACGAGAAGTTCAAGCATCTCTTCAAATTTGTTACGATCTGCCATTTTTTTCTCCTATAATGAAATGTTACCTATGGTAAGGCTGTCCATATTATTTATAAAATATGTAGATATACGAGTGGAAATAGGGCCAAAATAGCCCGTTTTGAGAGAAAAACTTTAAATTTCAAACAATTTTTGAAATTCTTCAATTGTTATTGTTTTAAAATTATCAAATTTATTTAGTTCTTCAGGACGATAGTTATCTTGTGTTATTACTCTTACATAGTTTATATGAGGGTGATTTTTTATAACATTAGACGTTTGTCTCATCCAATTTCCAAAAAATGTAGCACCGTCTGTGCTTTTTTTGTAGTTAGGCGTGTCTGCATATATGTTATTAAATCTTTTTCCGTCTTCTAGTCCTTTATAATCAAATCCTAGTATGTAGATAGTTCCGTATCCATGCTGACTTGCTAACCATAATGCTGTTGGCCCGCTTGACCAGCCTTTTGAAGGATTAAAAAAATTAAATTCTTTATATTTTGTTAAAGACCTCTGCGGGTTTGTCCATATATTTGGATTTTTTTTGTGGTATCCTTCTCTATGTAATTCTAAACACATTTTTACATCTACTGCAATTAAGTAATCAGGATCAAATGTTCTATAAATTGCATTACAAGCATAAACTGTTCCTATAGGCTTTAAACTATAGGGGTCAATAGTACGTCGACTTGTACCGTTGCCAAGAACAAAACCAATCGATTGTAATTGTTTTTGAGATAAGCCTACTTTTGTTTCAACTACAGGGACTTCTTTTTTAATTGTTTTGGTTACATCTTGTTCTAAAGCAGGTTTAGTTTGTGTAGGTTTAGAATTTGTTCTTTGTTTATACTGAAGTTCTCTAGCTTTTGCAAATTTTTCTATTTCTTTTTCGCGGCGGCGCCAAGCCATTAACTTTTTAGCTTCTGACTTAGAAAGATTTTCTTTGGAAACTTTTGCCAATGATTAAACCCCGCCTTCTGCATTTGCGGCAATACCATACATTTGACGAACAAAATCAAGTTCTTTAATTTGTTCTTCTTTGTGTTGCTCGCTTGCTTTCCTGGCGCGGTTTATTTGTCGTAGTGTTAATCTAGTCTTGCGTGTGTCATCATAGTTTACAGGAGACTCATCCTCTTGAGGCTCATAACGATCGTCCTCTATAGGTTCGAGTGTTTCTTTATCGTAATAAAATAATTCACGCAATATCATAGTTGTATTTATACCGTTTGATCCGTTGCCGGTGGTGTTGCACCAGGTTCAGTAGATGTAGCAGTATCAGGAGGAGTTCCTTCGCCTCCTTCTATCGGAGCCTCTCCTCCTGGAACTTCGGCTTCCATTCCAGCCATGTCGCCCTCAATACCTGCACCGCTAATACCTGCACCTCTCATTTCTCCTGCTGCATCTGTTCCTGGAGGTGTAAGATTTTCATCATTTTCTTCTCTCCATAAACGTTCGTTTTGTGCTAGTTCTTCCTCTGTAAGACCTAGATAACGCATCATAGCGAAACGATTAGAAATATAAGGTATAGCAGCCATTTGTGAATAAGTTGGAACTCTTGCGTTATCCATTTCACTTTGTCTGTATGCAGCAAAGTTTTGCGGTGGCTCCATTTTAATGTCAAACATTGCTGTGTCAATGTTAACACCTTTTTCTAATAGATAGCGTTTAAACTCTTGATCAAACTCTTCTATTACTAAATTTTGCAAACGTTCACAATATGTATTAAATCTTAATTCTTGAATGTACGCAGTACCGACCCTGCCATCGTTATACTGGCTAGCACTATCGTCTGCGCCAGTAGGTAGATAAGATGAAGGAATACGGAGACCGCGTACTAACTTATTGGTGAAATAACGTAAGTCATCAATTTCACCAAGGTTAGTTCCGCCTGGCAGTGTTTCAACTTTTGATCCTCTTCCTTCAGCAGTTTGCGGGAAGAAGTAGTCTTCGTTGATGCTCAACGGATTGTAAGAACTGTCTATGACGTTCGTGCCACCTCCTGTCGAACTTGGTATACGTCTCTGATGTATTTCAGTTTTTACCCTTTCGACAAACTGCATTGCCAAGTGACTTGGCATATTACCAACGTCTACATAAAACACTCTGCGTTCAGGTGCTCTTTGCACACGATAGATAATAATTGCATCTTCAAGCAATTCTTTCTGCTTGTAGACTTTAAATACTGTTTCTAGTAACGAATTACCAAACGGATAATTTGTATCCAATCCTTCTGATAAACTTAGATGAACAACATGATCTGCATCAACTGCTATTTCACGTTCTTCGGTCATAAAACGGCTACCACTCATGCTTTGTTGAGGTTGGCCAACCATTCCTCTAACTCCACCAGTTAAGTATCCACTGCCGCCACCGGTAATATTTCCATTTGTTTCGTATGGAGTTGTTGCTACACCTTCTTGAAAATTTAAATTAAAGTTTTTAATTACATATTGTTCTGGTTTTTTGCCTTCACTTTCATTAACAATAATTTTAGTAACGTTTGCAGGATCTACATGAAACCAACGTTTTGTTTCAGGGTCTCTTACAAAAAAGGCGTCTCCGTATTTAAATGTGTTACGCAGTATGCGAAACATTTTAGTGTCAAAATTTTGCAATTTACACCATTGTTGCAAATATTGTTGTAAAACTGTTGCTTCTGAATTTGTTGCTTTTTGTTTAAAATTAATTTGGAACGGAGTTTTATTCTGTTTGTTTTGCTGAGTACAAAATTCTGCTAAAATATCTAAAGCGGCATTTACTTCAGAATCTAAATCCATTACATTGTAATGACCGTATCGTTCTACACGATTAGGTGAACCTACATAAACGTCAGGAAGATAAGAACTGTAATTTGCTCTAGCTGGTCCGATTCCATTTCCCCCGTTTCGGCCTCCTAGAGGTCCGTAATTTCCGCTTGGATTATTCTCAGTAGGTATAGGTGTAAAATATCGTTTCCAGCTCATGTTAATCTCAACTATATAGGTTGTCGTTGTTTGCTTTTGTAGCTTTTACCGTATCTCCGGTATTTTTAGCAATCTGTATACTTGCCGTCAAAAGATTTTGCATAGTGTTATTTAACTGATCTAGCTTATCACCGCCGCCAGCTCCGGCTCCTTGTGCTGCTCCTAGTGCATTTTGAACAGCAGTTTGTGCTTCGGCATTAATTTCACCGTCTGCGCTCATTGTTTCATTCAGTTTTTCTAAACTTACAATTAATTCTTTTAACGCTTCATTATAATTGGTTATGCCGTCTGTGTCAAGTCCTTCTGTAAATAATTTTAAATTTTCGCTTGATATTTGTCCAAAATTATTAAAAGTATTACCTAAACCATTCATAATTGCAGCATTTTCTCTGATTTTTTCTAAATCTATACTCATGCCTTCAAATGATTGTACATCGGTAACTAATTTAGGAATATTACCAAAATCTAACTTGGCTACTTCGACACCACTTAATCCTGACATTGCTTCGCCAAACAATTTCAGTGCTTCGGCGTTTACTTTTATTTGTTCAATATTTTCAATTTTAGTTTTACCAAATTCGTTTAGATCTGATAATACTGATAAGCCACCTTCGCTTCCGCTGAACCAAGATCCTAATTTATTCAGGGCTCCGCCTTCTGTATCTCTAGCAATATCTGTTGGAACCGATGCCATTGCTTCGCCAAACAATTTCAGTGCTTCAGCATTGGCTATTACTGTGTCAATATTAGCAACTTTTTCTGCGCCAAACTCTGCTACGTCTTTTAGTATTTTTATGCCGCCTTCTTCACCACTAAAGAATGCTCCT